TAGCTGTAAGTACGCCGTTAAGGCCTTGAGGCTCAGCTTGGAATGAACGCTGCATACAGATACCTGTAGTAGTAGCAAGGGGTGCAGCACCAGTAAGACCAGCAAGGTGAGCAGAAGTACCAACAAGAGAGATTTGGCGTGTAGCAGGATTAACCGCAACAATTTCAAGGAGGTTGGTTACAGCGTCGCCGCCTTCAGGAGTACCAGTCAAGTTAGAACCGGCTGGAAGACCTGTTACGATTTGTACAAAGTCTTTTTCTTCTACTTTAGCGTCGTTGAAGTCAGAAGCGCGAAGTACAACAATATATGGAGTAAGGACAGATCCGTTACCAGATACGTTTGTAGCACCGTCACCACGACCAAGGATACCTGATCCGTCAGAGAAAAGGATACGAGACATGTTGCGCATATATGATTCAACAGTCTTCTTAACGGGGAAAGCGAGATACTTTTGGAACGCGCCTTCTGTGCTAGAAGCAGCTTTGAGAGATTCACGGTCAACATATGTGCGACCATAAACTTTCTTAGCTGTGATTACAGCTTGCTCAACGCGAGATGCGTTACCGATAGGGAGTAGTTTAGCACCAACTGAACCTGAGAAGCTCAATTGAGTCTCGATGTTCATTTGACGACCTACGAAGTTATACTTCTTCTTAATACGACCTTCCAATACGTTAGCGCTGTTATACATGTTCGCTGAACGGCCTTGGAATTTTGTAAGGAATAGACCTGATTGCTCGGTCAAGCTAAATTGTTTTCTTACTGACATAAACCCTCCATGGATTCATAAGTTGTTAAAATTCGAAATCGTCAAAACTCTCTAAGCTTTCCGAAACTTCCTGCTTAGTCTCCTTAACAATCTTTTTAGATTGGAGCTTTGCATTAAGATCCTTCACGCTTTTTGAAACACCAAACTGTGCTTCAAGTTCCGCTTTGATTTCCGCTTCACCGACACCATATTGTTTCATGGCATTAGCAAGTTGGTTGATCACAGTCGGAAGTTTGGCTTCGCCGATGTCCTCAAGCTATGGCTGCACAAGAGACTTGGTTTTTTCGAGGTATGGTCGTAAGACCGCATATTCTACCACGAATTCCGGCGTAACCTGGGCTGATCCTTCTCCGTAGAACTGTTCAAGCTCGTCCATCGCTTCAACGAATTTTTCTTCTGACACGTTATGCTTTCCACGAAGCGTATCTACATGGGTCATGAACTTTTGAGATTCCTGAGTTTCCACTTCTTGCTTCATACGGGCATCTTGACGCGATCTAAGATAATCCGTTTCCTTCTTTAAGAAATAATTTTCGCGCTCCATGTCCGTCATGTCAAGTAGTTTGCTCAACTCGTCAAGGCGGGATTCTAGGCTGCGCTTGTGTAGGTCGGGGGTTGGAACACCCATAAGCTCCGCCAAGTATGCTACGGCTTCATAGGGGTCTTTGCTAGGATCCGACACAATCTCTTTAACAGTCTTAGCTACTGTATTAACAAACTCTTCTTTTTTGGCAATAGTCTGAGTTTTAGTCTCAACTTCTTTGCGCATGTTTCCAATCTCAGTAAACTTCTTGTCGTAGGCTTCTTTGCCACTGTAGTTGTTTACCAATTCTGCAATAGGTACATCCTTATACGCTCCATCGACCTTGACTCTAACGGATGTGTCTGGTTCGAGTCCGTACAGATCGTCACCGACTCTAATTTTAATTTTACCGGCTTTAGGCAATTCTTTTTCGACTTCTTCCGTCTTGGCTTCGACTTTGGCATCATCTTCTGATTCCTCATCATCGTCTTTAGCTTCTTTCTCCACGGATTTGTCGGCTTTCTTGGCATCCTTGCCTTCCTTTTTCTGGCCTTCTTCAGAATCGCTTAATAGCTTTAAGTCTTCGCTTTTCTTTCCTTCTTTAGCTGGTTTGCCTCCATCTTCCGACCAATCATCATCTCCCTCTGCGCCACGATCGTCACTAGACATCTCTTCTGAGTCTAGGTCGTCAAATGACTCATTCGGATTCCCATTCTTGTAGGACGCTGAATTATCCGAAATGACTTCATCTGTACTGGTAGTGTTCTCTAACATGCTTTACTCTCCCTGTTTAATTTCCTGCTCAATCATCTGCTGTGTAAGTCCCATTTGCTTAGTGTCTACAGCTTGCTGGGGTGCCTCCATAGCAGGAGCAGATTGTTGATCGGGTGATGCCATAACTGGCAATGGCGGCTCAAAGAATACTGGAAACTTATCAATAAGCTGCAATTCCATTGCGAACTTCTGATTAAGTTGTGTTTTATTCCAGCACAGGTATTCAACTGCTGCTGTGTAGTCTTTTATCGTTTGCTTAATTTGCGGCTTAATTTTCATTTTAAAGCTGATTGACTCAATGTATCTATAGAAGATACGCAATGTTGCCAATAGGTTATCCGACTCTTCTGGGTCTGGCGGAGTATCGCCATCTAGAATCATCTCTAGAATTGTACGCGCTGTATCAACACCGTATGTCGCTTCATCTTTGTATGCGTCGGACAATCCAAGGTCCAATAGCTTGACCATCTCTTCTTTACCGAATAGTGGATCTTTCTGATTAGCAGCGTTTAGGTCAATGATGTCGGCAATACGACCGGACTTTGTATCGGATAGTAGTGGGGTGTTTTCTAGGCGTACATCGTAGATTAGGTTGAAGTCTAGCTTCTTAAATGACCGCACCATGTACTCATTGTTCTTGCCAAGTAGCTTAACCATACGACCGTCTGACTCAACGTAGTATTGAGCCATGCGGCTTACCATCAACCGATATACGTCAAGTACACGACGCTTACGCTTTGAAATAGTATTAGATGCACGTTGGGACTCTTGCTCATCAAGGTAGCGGATAGCGGAAGCTGCGGTAATACCTGCCGGTACTTCACCTTTAGAAATATCAAAGATACCAGATAGACGACCAATCTGCGTGTCATTGGCATTCAATACCTCCATCTCTCCACGGTTTACCCATTGCGCAAATTCAAGCTTTGGAGCAAGAGGACCTTTATAGGCAATAGAGCCGTAGTCATTATGCAATTGCTTCTGGTCTACGGATCCTTCCGGTACAAGCCACTTAGGTGCCGAACCGACGCCATGCGCTCTAGCCATGCCAGACATGATGTTATTGTTCATTTTAATAAGCTGCTCAACATTGACAAGAAATGACCGACCTAACACTTCGCCTGGCACTTCAACGTCTACATCCAGCACAAACGGCAACTTACCGTCTTTATATGGAAAGTCTTCCCACTCTAGGATAGCTTCGTCGCAGTATGTAATCTTGCAACCTTTAGGTAAATGCTTTGTCGGCTTGTGCCAAAAGCACCGCACCATAACCATATCTTCTGGTACTGTATAAGTATTTCTGTTTAGATCGTAACGTGCGCGATTGTTCACACCTTCCATTTTCTTAGCTGCTCTAGGGTAGTCAGCTTTAACTTCTTCAATGTGTTTCCAATCACATACTTCTACAAACTTTGCTTCGTCAAAAGAATTAGCTTCTGGATCAATAAAGAATTCAAATGGGGTGTATGTTTTAACGCATACGTCGCCAATATGTGGAGCTTCCTTTACATACTCTCCGTCAACCTTCTTACCGTTCTCGTCAAGTCTTGGTACTTTATCTTCGCCGTATTTCTTAACGGCTTCTTGCCATGCTGGACTGATCGGACCTGATTGTTCATCCCAATATACGCCAAACAATACAGCGCCATATAGGAAATTGATGCGATCCCCATCTCTATGGATACGGTCTAGGTCAATCTCTTCCGATCTAGCGTCTAGGAAAATTTTACATGACTTAGCATTGTTGAGGTCTTCTTGCTCGCTGTCATTATGTGGAACCAAGGCTACGTTAATCTTTTGACGCGATACTTGAGCCACGCGAGATTCGATATACTCGTAGGCTTTGTTTACTTTAACTACCGGCTTCTTGTATGCTACGCCACGGTCACGATGAGAAGTACGGGCGAGTCCATCCGCCCCATCGTCCTTGATATTCTTGTACATGTTGACATGGCGGCGGTATACCCCATAACGCGCTTCAGCGTTATCGTACATCTTATCGAAGTTGGTGTTTAGCCAATTTAAAGTCTCTTCTTTATCGCTTGGCTTTTCTCTAAATTGAAATGGAGGTAACTGAACATTGTACACTCCATCTTCGTTGAAATCGTCAAAGCTTTGAATCGCCATGTTGGTCTACCTTTTAAAAGTTATCTGGTTCCTGAAGTTCGTCTTCAACATCTTCATCTTCCGCCACTTTTCCGCCATCTTGTTTAGCTTTCTTCCCGCCCAATGGCACATAGCTAATTTGATGCGTACTATTTCGTAGCCCAATCGTATAAGCAATGCAGCCAACTGGCACAATAAATGCCAATACGCTGAATATTAAGGATACAATGTT